TATAGGAGTACTTGGTCCCCGAGACAAACGAGGAGCCTCGGAAGAATCTCATCGGCTGCGATGTCGGCAACGATACATTCGAGGCTTCAGCTCCGCCTGTTAACATCAACCCAATAGTAGATAATGACAAGGAAGCTCTTCCTTTGAGTTCTGCAGAGAGTGAAGCACTATCTATGACCGTTCCGGTCTGCAGCAGGTTATCGGCAACGCCGTCAATCTGGAGAGAATATACCTGACGTTCTGCAGCACTTAGGACCGTATCGATTCGATGCAGGTAGACGCCTGATTCATCGTTACCAAAGAAGATCACCACCTGCCGCCCTTTGCCCTGGGATCCGGTGATTGCTATCGGCTGCAGGGTTTCTTGGCCATCTGATCCAAAGAGTTTCTCACAGGTATATTCTGCATATCCATTGAGCACGGCAACGAGTTCTGCTATGGTGTTCACCCCTTCTGCCGTAAGATCTTCAACCCCTCCAGCACCAAAGGCAGCATCAACACTTTCACTTCCCAATACCCCTGTTGCAGCGGTGATCGTCTGTCCTGCATCAGAGACCGTGATCTTACAGCTCTCTTCTGCGCCGCTATAGGAGAGCAGGATCGCTCCTCCTACCTGCTTGGGCTCATGATCCTGACCAAGCAATGAGACCAGTCCCATGCCTATCCCTGCACAGGGGGCAAACTTGAGCGGCAGCTCTCCTGTCACATCTATGGCATCGGTATACACCTTGCCCTTTGCATTGCGCCCGGTGATCACATCATCAGGATTCTTGGTCGGCGTTGCTTTTGCTGTTGGAAGTCCTGTAATCGGCAGCCTTGCCGTTCTTGGGACTGCAGTTCCTCCAGTTTCCTCTGGGCCTCCAATAGTCACAACTACATGTGCTTTTTTATCCATATCATTCTCTCCTTTTTACCTGTGTGTCTCTTTTGTCACAGCTATACTGACAATGGCATAGTGCCTGCTCCCAGATCCTCCCGGGTAGTATTCACTTCGTGTTACCTTCGCATGTTCACATATACCTCCAAGCTGATCATCACTGAAGAATAGGCTGGCAAGCGCATCTGCATACAGCATGCTCTGTTGCAGTACGATATCTGAATCATAGCCATCTACCGAGATCAGGCAGTCAATGCTCAAATCCGATACGACTTCTCCCTGGTAAGCATCATCATCAAAATCCATTGCTGCTGGACTTACTAAGATAAACGGCTGCGGCCGTCCCTTTTTCTCATAATCCGTACCTAATCCGATATACTTCACGTTCGGTAAGGTTGTCTCATTAGAGACCCCAATGGCTGCCGTATAGGTATCAATCTGGGCCTTGATATAAGTCTCCACCTCTTTGGTTACTTGATATGATCCATGAAATATCATGATGAGCGTAATCCTACCTTTTCAAGTTCTCGCTTGATTTCTCGCTCTGCTATTCGGTTGATCTGGCCGGTGGCCAGCAGATGCCGGATCCCCGGATAAAAGAACGGTCTGGGTTCTATGCGCACAGCCGGACGATAATACACCTGTCCGTCAATCTCGAACCGCAGGGCCTTCCCCGTTGCCTTGACGTTGGCCCCGTTATACTCATATACCGAGGCAAGAGTCGGAGCCTTCAGCTTGAAGAACGCTGATCGCATCCGTTTATATTGGATCCCTTTACGCATCTTCCCTGAATGTTCATGAAATACACTCTGCATCTTACGGATCACTTCCTGCTTAACTGTGTATAAAATACTGTAGAGTACGTTATCCAAACTCTCCGGGGATCTCATGGCAAGCTTACGCAGGTTGTCGCTGATCTCATCAGAAAAGGTGATAGCAGGTTTATTCATAGTCTCATCACTCGGTACCCAAGGAATACATCCTTGATCGAAGGCGGCAAATACCGCTCATACGAGGTATTGATCCCTTCGGATGAGGAGATGGACGCAACCCCTATAGCATGATCATTAAGCCGGTCCATCATCCAGGAAACTCCCTCCAGCGCTGCCTGTTTGAGATCTTCAGGTAAGCTGGTATACCCAATAGTCGCAATGACTTTTATGGTCTTTCGCCCAATGGGGGTATCCCGATCAAGCAGATAGATGATTCCTGCATCCATATCCACATCATAGGAATCCGCAAGGAGAAGAGACTCTTCCGTAAAGGCCCTATTGGGATCCATATATACCGCACTGATCTGAGATACCGGAAAGTCCGGCAGAAGAATAGAGCGATCATGATTACCTTCAAGATACAGCTCTTCATCCACTCGTTCAGAGAAGATCCTCCCGGAAATACGGGATGCGGTAGCACTGATTGCATTAATACACCAGAGCACCCGATCCCTCTGGGTCGGGTCAGTGCCTAATATCAATTCAGTCTCTTCTACCGTGATCAGTGCCGTAGTACTTAATTCCATGGATTATCGCCTTTCTGTGGTCTGTTTGGTTGTTGCTACTTCAAAGCCTGTGGCACGTGAGCACTCAACGGCATACCCGCATCTGATCAGTTCCTTCGCAATACCCGCATCAAGAACAGTGCGGTCTCCCTTGATGAACGTCCCGTGCGCTCCTGAATGCGGGACCTTGATCTCTATCTCAATAAGTACCTGCTTGGTAATCAGCTCTACCCCTTCAGGTGTAGTATCTTTTGAGGACATCTGAACTACCGGATCTCTTGATTTCTTAGTTACTTTCGACATATCTCCCCCTTGTGGAGTACACACCTATGGGGATCTCTACCCCATAGATGTAATCAAATCATTCAATAGCTTATGCAGCAGCCATGGTGAATTTCTTAATGGCATCTGTTAGCATGACCGAGGCATCAAGTCTCTCGAATACACGGTAACCAACTTGGCCGTTTGCAGCATACAGCTCATTGAGTCTCTGGATGGATCTAGCCCCTCGCTGTGCAATGGTGTAGTAGTTCAGATCTCCAAAGATCAACGGAGAGGATTCAGCTGCCATGGTAGGCATACCAACAGTCTCCTCGTATGGACGGCCTAGCAGCACATCAGGCTGTCCTGCAGTAAGTGCCGGCTGCCAGATGTAATTCCCTTGAGCATTCTTCAGCTTTCTGATAGCCTTTGCCGTCTCCGTCTCTCCCAACCAGATAGCCTTTCTCCGATACTGCTTTTTCAACGAATAGAAAAAATCAATGAGTTCATCTGCGGTGATCGCCAAGGTGGATGCTGCAGTCTTTCCAAGAGAAGCCCCTGCGATCAGTCCACCAATCTCTCCAACTCCAGTACCCTGGCAAAATTTGTTGTCCTGCTCTTCTCCTGCAAGGTCTGCATAATTGGTAGCAAGTTCACCAAACAGATCATATCCTGAGTCAGCGATCAGCTCTTCCGAAAGTTTCACTAAGTAGGTGAGCTTATAAGCGGTCAGGGCTTTCTTTGCATATCCTGGGGTAGTTTCTACAAAGGCTGCAGCTTCATCTTTCCAGTACACCTGTCCACGATTGTTACTGATCGGGATCTCTCTATCATGCGCAAGATTCAGGACCTTGGCATATTTTCTTACTACCGTTACATCCGGCAGCGCTCGCATGATTGCCGTATCAAGATCCGTGGGAACCAGATACCCTCCTGCTGCATCAGTACCAATTGACATAGCACGCAGTTCTGTAGGATCTCCAGTCTGCAGATATCGGGTGTGTGCTTCCCGGTATTCCGGGGATGCAAGGACATTCCCTCGCGCCTCTCCAGCCCCACCGACTTGAGGAGTGATCCCTGAGTGATCTCTCTGGTTCAAGACCTCTTCTGCAGCATCAATCTGTCTGCGCCGGTTAATATCGTCATCCAGCGTATCGAAATCTACCATCACCGCATCATAGGTAGATCGCTCTTCGCTGGTAAGCTCTCGTGTCTCGGCATCAGCAGCATCCAAAATACCCCTGGCTTTCTGCAATAAGGCCGCTCGTTTATCAAGCATTTCCTGTAATGTCATAGTCTCTACTCCTTTTCCCGTAGGTTCAGTAATTTACGCAAGACCGCTGTCGGTGTCTGTGTTAGCTCTCCCGCTGGAGATCCATCCTCTGACGTTTCAGATTCTGGACGATTTCGACAGATCACCTCTTTTGATCGTGCATACACTTCTGTGGTTGGATAAGCCGGTTGGCTTACCGGTGAAAAATCTGATATCAGATCAAACTCATTGATGGTTCTTACTTCAAGCAAGGATCCATCCGCATTCAATTCTCGTGTCCATTCTTCATGCTCTCTAGTTACCGTAAACGCGAAGGACATCTGATTGACAATCCCGCATTGGATTGCTTCGTACCCCTCACGTCCCCAGACTGTTCCCTGTACCTCTGCCCGCATGAAAACTCCATGCTCATCTTCTTTGGCTTCCAGTGTCCCGTTCTTGAAGCCTGCCATGGGTTTTGCCGTATCGTGATTCCAATACACATTGGTATTTCTTTTTGCAAGTGCCGCCTTTGAGGCTCCAGGGGTAATGATCTCGGCAACTCCCGGCCATAAAAAGGTCCGTTTCCCATAGACAATCGGATACCCTTCAATGATCATCTTGTCTTCTTCCTGACTGATCCGCAGTTCCTGAAGATCAATGACTCTAAATCTTCGCTCTAATTCTTTCATACAAGGCCCTCCGCTACGATGTCACAATCACATCCATCATGGTATGGCGGATGTGACCGGTTAACATGAGGGATCAGAGCATTCTGAGCTCCCTCTGGTTTGAACTCTTCACCCTTATAGATAAAGAATTCTTTTATCCCGATGATCTTTCCATTCAGTGCGTTGCAGTATGGGCAGTTATCTCCATGGGCAACCGACCGGATCTTTGTGATCCCTGCAATCGCATAGGCACCTTTGGCCAGATAGTTTCTGATCCGTGTAGTCTCGCGGCCCTCGACTTTTTGAGCATTGCTCTCCTGCCAGCTGGCCATACGTGTTTGAATTTCTGCATAGAACTCCTCCTGTGCCTCGTCAATGATCTGTGTTAATTGTCCCTTATCAGATGAGGTATACCGTAGCGCAAAGGAAGAGATATACCGGGTGATCGCATCCTCATACCCCTGTGGGATATGCTTGGGATCACTTCCAACTTCCCGGGCATATACCGGATATAATTCACGGCCTATAGCTCTGTAGATCGGGGAAAACAACTCTTCAACATCAAGAGCGAACCCTCCATAGGCTTCCTGCAGCCATGTACGGATCTCTTCTGCGGTAAGCCCCTCAATATGTTCTGTGATAAAGGCAGTCTCTCGGTTGACCAGTTTCTGTGCTGCCTCTCGAACCGTTCCCCGGTACCGGTCTGCAATCAACCGACGATCAGATAGAGATCGATATTCAATCTGTGCCCGACTCTCTCCCTGTTGGAATAAGGATCTGTTCGATCGGGCAGCATCTGCGGGGAGCATGTCTCCAGCAGATCCCATCATCTCGGTTGCCTGCTGTGCCGTGAGGTTAAACAAGATCTTTAATTGAGCGATCCCGCCATCCTTCGGGAGCTTCCCTGCGGTGACTTTTTCTACAATGGCAGTAGCAGCAGAAACCTGTGCACCATTAAGCTGCACCCCAGCGGATGTATCATCCACAGCAGCACCATCGGATCCCTCTGCAGTTTCACTCTTCTCTTTAGGCAGCAGCGCGTGCTTATCTCCCATATTCAGTGGGGCCAGAAAGATCTTTCCCATACCCTCTGGTTGTGGGTTCATATCTTCAAACGCTCTGATCTCATCGGCGTTCATCCAGCCGTTCTCTATAGCGATCTTGTATGCTTCATACCGGCTCTTCACATCTCCCCGAAGTAATCCTTCAAGAGAGAACTTGATATACTCATCTTCTCTCAGCAGCTTAACGGCGATCTCCTGTTCCAACCGTACCACTCGAGGTCTCCAGGTATAGGTCACCGCTTCGATAGACTGTTGTTCAATATTACTGAATGTTGCTCGTTCAAGATCTCCAATCATATGTGGTTTCATCCCAAACCATCTGGCAACCTCACTATTTTGGAACTTTCTCGTTTCAAGAAACTGTGCATCTTCATTGGTCAGTCCGATCTTCTGATACTCAAGGCCCTCTTCCAGAATGATCAGACCATGAGACTTCTCAAGACCCTTGTACTTCTGGTTCATTTCCTTTTTTAACCGTTCAAACGCCTGGTCACTCAATCCTTTCGGGTGCTTCAAAAAGCCCCCCATATTCGTTCCTTGGCCAAAAAACCTTGATCCATATTCCTGGGCTGCAAGCCCGAGTCCAAGAGACTCCCGTGCAAGGCTGATTACTGAATAACTGTCTATGCCATTGGATCCAAGACCTCTAAAATGCAGGATCTTTGCTGCAGGAAAGATGTAGTTTGTTGGGGTATACACATACTGTAAGGCACCTTTTTTCCCGCGCTGGATCTGAATGGAATCTGGATGAATAGGCCAGAGCTCAACAGGATCCCCTCTTCCATCCCGTACGATCTCTGCAAAGGCTTTCCCCCGTAATTCCAGATGTCCCTGGATCACTTCTCTAAACACATTAGCCGGCATATCAGGATTTGCTTGTCTGGAGAACAGCCGGGTAATCGGATGGTCATGCAGCTCTATACGCCCTGCAGCACTTCGCTGATAGACATGAACCGGCAGCGTTGATAAGGTTTCTGTCGAGGTTCTGATACAGGCAAATACAGCAGAAAGATTCATAGCTGTACTGGAAGTGACCGCTATTCCGGTTTTACTTCTCGGGGCTGTCATGGATTCCCAGGCACGGGGATCCTTCAGGTCAATGACAGCTCCCCCAAGACTTCGTGCAGCAACGTCTAGTAATTTGGTTCGTAAACTCATACCGCTCGAACTCCTCTTCTTTCATATACCGATCTATTGCTCTTACCTTGCACTGCTCGATCCAATGACATGATGGAGGTAATGACTCCATCAATACGCTTGCCGGTTCTCTTACGATCGGGCTTTACCGGTTTGATGTTATCTGAAGGATCAGATTTCACTTCTGTGCAGCTGATCATCCATTTGATCACGGGATTGTTTCCATGATTCAACTCTTTTGAGAGAATCTTCTTTTCAAAGGATTTTGACGGGGCGCTCATCGATCCATACCCCTGGCGGAACTCCACCATTTCCATGCCCTCTTCACCCAGGTGATTGGTGATCTCATTAGCATTCCAGGGGTCAAAGGCAATCTCTCTGATATGGTAGAGATCTCCATCCTTACGGATCTGCTCTTCTATGAAATCATAATCAATGACATTCCCTGGAGTCGTTTGCACAAAGCCCCGATCTCGCCAAAGAATATAAGGAACCTTATCTCGTCTCTGACGGGCAATCAGATTCTCTTCAGGAATAAAGAACCGGTAGAGATAGGTGTATCTGGGATCCAGATCGGTAGGCGGAAAACATAAAGTCCAGGAGGTTATATCGGTGCTGGTAGAGAGGTCAAGTCCTCCATAGCAATCACGCCCGACAAGATCTTTCTCTTGTATCGTTCCACCGCAAGCTTTCCAGGCTTCATCTCCGATCCATGCAGTGGTTGCCTGTGTCCAGATATTCAGGTTCTTGGTCTTCACTGAGTTCTGTTTCTGCGGGGTTACCAGGGCTTTTCTCACCTGGGATCTCAGGTATTCAACCGATATGGAGACCCCAAGATTCGGATTTGACTTGATCCACACCTGCTCATCGACCCAATCATCCCCCTCATCAAGGGTGAAGATAATGCCGAATACATCTTCAGGGATGGGGTCTATGGTTCTCTCGAGGATTCCCACGATCATGGTTCGTTCTTCCTGATAACACGGCCGGTTCTTATCGTACCCGGCCGTGGTGATAATGTATAAGATCGGCTGCTCGCGTGATCCCATACCATCTTCGAGTACATTCACCTGATCTGCAGTCTTATGTGCATGATATTCATCGACCAGGACAAAATGCGGGTTCTTTCCATCTTCGGTATCAGAGTCCTGTCCCAATGGACGCATAAGCGCCTGGGTCCCGATTACCACCATAGTAGAATTCTGCTTATAGGTCCTGCACTTGGTCTTCAAGAACGGATGCCGTTTCACCTGGGCTTCAGCTTCATTCCATGCAATCTTGGCCTGATCTTTCTTCGTTGCAACACAGTAGACTTCTGCTCCCTCTTCTTTATCCATAAGAAAACAGAAATTCGCGGTGGTTGCGGCCATGGTGGTTTTACCGTTCTTTCTGGCTACTTCAATATAGGCTTTGGTAAATCTTCTGGTATGAGTATCACAGCGCTTCCAGCCAAACAGACACCAGTCAATAAACTGCTGCCAGGGTTCCAGGGTGATCGTCATATGCTGCTTTGCCCACTTTCCTTTGGTATGGCGCAGCTGCTGTGAAAAGATAATCTTTCGTGTTGCTGCTGCCGGATCAAAGTAATAGGGGAAATCTTCTGTTTGCTGCCGCGATAGATCGTGTACATGACGATTCACCGCATGCTTTACATATTTACAAACGGTTATGCGCTCATTGAGTACATCATCAATGTATAGTTCTGCACTAGTGATTCCCATCATACCTAGCAGCAGCACCAGCACACACAACCATTTAGGATCCGTGTACTTCATGCCACATCTCCTCCATTGGATCGAGTTCTTTTCCCCCTGGGCTTAATACATTCAAGTGGGTCCGGGCCACCGGATGTAATCCCAACACGTTTGCATACTTGAGGAACTGCTCCTTGGCCTTGTTCATCGTGGTGAGTTCCATGGAGGTCTGGGTATTACGTCCATACAAATATTCAGCAAGGGTACGCTTCCCCTTCTTCCCGGTATCAGGATTCACCGGCCGATAAAGAGCTTCCCTTGCTTCCATGAACATCCCGAAGGATTCACAGCAAAGGGAAAATGCAGTCCAATCAATCTCTGTAAGGATCCCCGAGTCCACTAATTCTTCGACAGTTTCCTTCCAAAATTTTTTACCAAATTTGTTTAAAAAAACAGGTGGTTTTTTACTGTTTTTTGTAGGTGGAATGTTGGGCTCATTTGTGGAATTTCGGTCTTTACGGAAGGTTCCGGCCAGAATCTTCTCTTTTTTACTCTTCCGTTTGTTCACCTGACCCCCTTATGTCCAACTGACACCATATAAGCAGAGCTACTACCGCGGTAGGTCCTCGAAAGGCTGTAGAGATTCATCTACCCCCTCCCCCTGCTCGAAGCGAAGCGGCCCTTGTGATCTCGAAGGGTATCTTCTTGGGCAGTCTTACGGTTATGATCTGCAATGATTCTGGGTACTAGTTCGTAATGTCTATGATCAGGATCTACGGCTGGGTTGTATGGTGGGTTGTGATCGACCGCATAGGACGGCCACATATGTTGAGGGATGCCGGCAGTCTCCAGGACTTCCTCTCGTATCCTCTTCCATCGAGAATCATAGCCTCTTTGGTAAGATGAGGGACGTGAAGAGTGTTGTGCTGCTAACTTGCTACATGAGGGGCAAAGAGATCCAGTACCTTTGAATGTCTTACGGCATCTTGTGCAGATTGCCTTCTTATTCCGTTGTGCCATGACTTCATGGTGAACCGGGTATGGAGGGTATGGGAAGAGCTAACGGCCCAGATATGGGCTGTTAGAAATAAAAACTTTTAGTAGCCGGCATTATCTTACTTGCAATCCGGATTAAATAGAATGCTTTTTTATTATGATAATAAGATTGCAAAGATAATTGAACTCTGTTGGAGTTTTTATACAGATTCATCAATAATACAATAATCATTACCTCTTTTAAAAGAATTCCCACTCTTTATCAACCTTTTAATCTGACTAGTAGAAGTCTTCAAAGAATCAGCACAACTCTTAATTGATTCAAATGATTCTGTTTTACCAGATCTTTCCCAATACACAATCACAGGATGCCTTTTCAAAATCACTCCTCCAGAATATATTTTGATGCCTTTTTTTGCTTTTTATTAACCATATAATCTTTCTCATACCCACATTCACTGCAAAGAAATTTCTTTCCATTTGCAAATAGCTTTTTCCCGCATATTGGGCACGGTCGGAGAGACATCCAATAGATTCCGGCATACGTTCCTGTGATAGCAT